CATCGGCGAAAACTCTTTCATTTTCCGATACAGACTTTCTTCGCAATTGATGCTTAGCACCCGTGGTGCATTTATTGAAAAGGTGCGAGGCCGTGACGGAAGAATCATTGGTCTTAATCTGCTGCCACCACAGCACACATCTCCGATTCCCGACCCTCGCCGATTTGTTTCTGGATACGAAGTAACAATGCCTCAAGGCGACAAGATAATCCTCAAGCCAGAGGATGTGTGTTGGATTCGCCGACCACACCCTCTTGACCCATATTTGTCACTCACCCCAATGGAATCCGCTGGCGTAGCGATTGAGATTGAGAACTTGGCAAAAGTTTATAACAGGAACTACCTCTTGAATGATGGTCGTCCTGGCGGAATACTTGTCGTTAAGGGCGAAATTGACGACGATGATAAAGATGAGTTGCGCAATAGATTCAGGGGCAACTTAACTAGAGTTGGCTCTACGACAGTTATTTCTGCGGATGATGGCGTTGATTATGTTGATACATCTGCAAACCCACGAGACGCCGCTTATGTCCAGATGCGACAAATTCAAAAAGAAGAAATTCTTGCAGCGTTTGGTGTTCCAGAATCGGTAATTGGAAATGCGTCTGGCAGAACTTTCAGCAATGCCGCAGAAGAACATCGCGTTTTCTGGAATGAAACGATGCTTCCACACCTTGACCTGCTGGGTCGTGCTTTGGATGAATTGGACGAAGTTAACTATGTTGACTTTGATACATCAAATGTTCCAATTCTGATTCTCTACAAACAGGAACGCTCGCGTTACCATCTTGATGAATTTAATGCTGGTCTGTTGAGTGCAAATGAGTATCGTGCCTCAACTGGTATCAAAACAGTGAAGAGTGACTTGGCAGATTCTCTCTTAATGAATCCGAACCTAACGCCGATTGCAAATACCGAAAAAGAAATGGAACAGGCCGCGCAAGGCGCGATGCCAGGAATGCCACCAGGCGCTCCAGGAATGCCTGGGATGCCAGGAATGCCAGGTATGCCACCAGAAGGCGCAGGGGCTCCAGGCGTTGAGGTTGGACCAGACGGAAGCATGGCGAGTCCTCTTGACCCAAATACCATGGCTGGTTCTCTCGCGGCGGCACAGGGCGCGCCAGGAGGCGCAGCACCAGAGACGGGGATGGCACCGCCACCAGGAGCAGTCGCGTCCGCTGAACCATTCGGAGAAATTGAAACAAAACAGGAGAATCTTGAACTTGAGCGCTGGAAGGAAATCCTTGGACGGAGTTTTGAGCGCGTAATTGAGCGTCAACAGAGAGTGACCATGGAAAAAGTCAACGGGATGAAGTCAAAGAAAGCGCTTGCCGCTGGAACTTTGGATATTGAGTCAATCTTCTCCGTTGAAACCTGGAACAAACAAATGGAAGAAGATATTCGCCCAGTGCTCGCGACAATCATTCAGGACTCACAGGAAACTTCAAAGAAATCGTTAAACAAGGTGGATGTGCTGTCTCAGATTGATTCACACATAGCGAAGTTCAAGCAGGTGAATACCGATACCCACGAGCAACTTGTTTCTTCATACATGGCGTCACTCCCAGTTCCTAACGAGGACAATAGAAGCACTGTCTTTAGGGCTTCCTGCGTAGGCATATTTACGAATCTTCTTGCAAAAACTAGGTACGAGTTGTCTGAGACAGAAGCCAGGCGAGCATGGGGATTCGCAAGTTAATTTCAGTAATTGATTTAGTTTACTGAAACTATAAAAAATACTTGCGTCAATTTGTGTTGTCTGTCGTTTATTATCGTTAGTACGCAAGGACGGCATCATGTATAACGAAATTCAATTCAAAGCAAACTCTGGTCAGGTAAACATTGACCAGGCCGAGGGCATTGTTGAATGCTTCGTTGCTGGAATTGGGAACAAGGACTCCGTAGGCGACATTGTTCTGTCAGGTGCATTTTCAAAGAGCCTCATGCGTCGCAAACCGCGTGTCGTTTGGGGCCACAACTGGAACGACCCAATCGGGAAAGTTCTGGAAATTTACGAAGTCCCACCTAGCGACCCGCGCCTTCCAGCAAAAATGAAGATGGCTGGGATTGGTGGATTGTTTGCAAAAGTTCAATTCAATCTCAACTCGGACAAGGGGCGAGAGGCTTTTGCCAATGTTGCGTTCTTTGGGGTTGAGCAGGAGTGGTCAATCGGATACAAGACGCTTGATGCAATTTTTGACAACACCCGTCAAGCAAACTTATTGCGAGAAGTTGAACTTTACGAAGTTTCCCCAGTTCTTCATGGGGCCAATCAACTTACTGGAACAATCTCCGTTAAGAGTGATGAAGAGAAGATGCACATGATGGGTGGCATGGGGATGCCTAACACAATTGTTATTGCACGACCGCAGGAAGAAGGCCCACAAGAGCCTCGCGACCCATTCGCAATGGGTATCGCTCAGCCGCTATCTGACGACCGTCGCGCAGGACTACAGCAAGAACTGGTCAGCCGAACTGGCGGACCGATTCATGTTCTTAAAGCAACAGAGTCATCTGTCGTTTTCATGAAGCCAGGTCGCGGACTATTTAGGCTCAGTTACTACTTTGACGGCGAGCAATTCATGTTTGGCAAACCAGAGCCAATGGGTCAGAAGCCTGTTGCCGTGGTCCCAAGTGTTGGGCCGAAGCCAAATCTGTCTGGCCCGACATCAATTCCAGGAGTTAGTGGAAAGCCAAATATCCCATCTCCAGCAATGCAGTATGCGTCTCCGCCTCCAACAGGAGATGCAAGTTTGGTATTCGGAGAAGTAAGGCCAAAAGGCACTGAAAAATCGCTTGAAGACGAAATTGACATGCTGCTTGAAAAGATTGACAACGACGAAAAAATGTCAATCAAGTCTGATGCAATTGAAAAACTCAACTCAGTAGTACGAACTCTTCAAGAAATTATTGGAGTTGAGACAACTGAAAAATCTGAACTCCTGATTGAATGCGCCCCAGAACACGCTTTTGAGACAAAGCAACTCCTTGACCCAGTTTTTGAATATCATCAAGTTGAAACGCTTGTTACGGAAAACGGAATCTTAATTACATCGGACATTGACCTTGACGCATATCAGGCAATTGAGACTGCAACAAAGTCTTTGTTTGGGCGTATCGGGCGCAGAATAGGGCCTGGTGGTCCAAAAAAAGGTAGGCGCGCAACGCGCGCTCTCACCCAGATAGACGGAGTCCTAGACCCGAAAAAGCGTCGCGATGTTGATGGCGACGGCATGATTTTTGATGGAACTTGGCGTGAAATGCCAGCCCCAGCAAAGCCATCATTCGCAACTGGACTTCAATCCAGAAAACCAAATACCGTTCCAGCCGCTGAAACGAAGTTAAATGTTCGCCTAACTCGCACGCAAGCATCAAAAATGCTTGATGGAATTAAAAAACTTTCTGGAAGCGAATCAGAAGGACCATTGAAGAACCTTCTTGACGAGATTGAGCGTCGCAAATACATTGGCGACCCAAATATTTCACCAAGCATGCTTGACTCAGCACTTGAAGAAATAGGAAAGCGAAAAGCAAACGGAGAGTCCGTTGATAAGTTCCTTGACGACGCATTAAATGAAATGAAAACCACTGGAGCGTTTGGTCAGAACAATGCGCGTAGTCGCGCTGGCAGGCCAACTGGTGCTGCTGCTCCGAAGAAAGAGGGGCAACAGAATTTTGCTGGTTACTCTTTTGAAAAGGTAAAGCCAGAGGGCTGGGACTTAATGTCTCTTGAAGATAAAGAAAATTGGCTTGCCACATCATCATCTACGGCAAAATTGGCAGCGCGAGATAGGGACAGAATTCTTGCGCAGGTTTACGAGGAAATGGATAGGCGTGACCGCAGGGCTCAGGCGCGTCAACGGGCTGCTGGTCGCGCCGCGTCGGCACCTTCACCAAAGCCAGAACCAAAGCCAGAACCAAAGCCATCAGCAAAACCAGAGCCGAAGCCATCGGCACAAGACGATGACGAACTCACCATAGACCAGGCTCTATTGCGTAAAAATTACGCTTCCCTGACCGATGACGAAAAAGAAGAAGTTGATGCCTACGAGGCTGGGGTGATTGGCAAATTGACCGAACGCCTTCGCGCCACCAATGCAAAACTTAACGAAACTGGAAAGAATGATGTCGCCGAACTGGTGGACGGAACTCTCTCTGAAATTGACAACGCTCTTGGCGATGGAGCAACCGAAGAAGCAATAAATGACGCGCAAGACGCAATTGCAAAACTCCTCAAGGAATTGAATACTTCGTATGGTCCAAAGCCAAAGAAGCCAAAGGCGGAGGAAGAAGGTCAAGAAGTAAAGCCAGACAAGATTTCTAGCGCTGCTGGAAAGTTCAGGAGTTATTTCACGACCGTCAATGAGGCCCTAGACAAGATGCTGGCGCGCCGTGCATCGTCAGCCGACAGAGGGGACGAGGGAGAACTGGACCTTTCCGAGCGGGCGGTATCTGCTCGCGTTCGTGGTTTTGATGAAACAGACTTGCCAGGCAAGTTTGAAAACTCACTCAAGTTTGCTCGCTCCTACCAGGATGCCCGTTCACGCCGTAAGAGTTCTGGCGCTGGCATGGTTAGTGCAAATAGGACCCCAAGCGGGCTTCGTTCCGACAGGGGCAAGGTTGAACCACGCACAGAAATCATCGCCGAAGCCACATGGTGGAAGAAAATTGAAGATTCGCTTCCAAAGGAAATACGAGAATCAAAAGACAAGGCAACAACAGATGCCCTCACTAGATTGTCCACGCTTCTTAAGCGTCAAGAGTCTGGAAAAACTGGTTCCCGCAGAACCAATGTTGGAACCCTGAATGTGACTCAAAGCGAAGCGGACTCAATCCTTGACGCCGTAATGACTGTTCTTGACCGACAGATAGAGAAGGGCGGTTCACGAGGAGAGATTTTTGCTGAACTCCTGGAGAAGATTGCACAATCGTCAATGTCTACATTTATAGAAAAAGCAACCCCATCGGCAGAAAAACCTAAAAGAAACTAGTTTGACAAGAAATCGCGATTAAAGCGATAGTTCCGCCATATAACACGCGGTGAAGTATAATTTGTCAAATAGAAATTTTCATATAACGAGGTCAGTGGTGTTGTCGCGTCAGCGACTTCATTTCTTTCTGCGGCAACACTTCTAAGGAGTTAGTAAAATGGGCGAGTACGGCGATAAAGCAGTAGTAAAGATTGATGCTGACGGTTCGGTGCTCAAGTGCGCTAAATCTCTTGGTGGCGATGAGTGTGGATTCACTCCTGGCGCAAAAGTTTGCGGTAAGTGTGGAGCAATGCCTGTTCAAATGAAGGCAATGATGGAAGAAGACGAAGAAGAAATGCCAGAAGAGGAAATGACTGAGGACATTTCTTCAGAAGAGGAAATGCCTGCTCCTGCGCCGAAGAAGAGGCCAGTTGTGGCAATGGCAGAAGAGGAAGAAGAAGAGGAAGAAGAAGAGGAAGAAGAAGAGCCAGCATCAAATGACATGGAAGAAATGCGTACTCGTCGTCTTGCTTCAATGGGGATGAAGTCTGCAGATGTTGGTCGCACTGGATACCTCTGCGCCGTTGACCGCAAGGTTTACCCAGGCGGAACTGGAGTATGCGATGACTGCCCAGGTGGTTGTGTTTCCGAAAAGGGAATGCCAGGGCTGCTTCATGTTGAAGGTCTTGCAGAAGACATGTTTGAAGGAAAAGTTCTTGATTCTGGATACTCGGCAGAAGCAGACATGTTTGTTGTTGATGTTCAGGCAAAAGACGGTCGCGCAGTAGAAGTTTTCGTTGATGGAACAAACGGCGAAGTTCTTGGTTGGCACAAACTTGACCAAGATGCGTTTGAGCAAAAGTCACTTCTTGATGAAATGATGCTCATTGACTTCAACGAAGCAGCAGAAATTGCAGTTAAGTCAATTGAGGGAAGCGTAGTTGCAGTAGAGCCAGATGTGTTTGAGGGCTATGACGCGTACGCAGTTGAAATTGACGGCGTTGACGGCAAGTCGTACGATGTGTTCGTTGCTCTTGACGGTGAAGTTCTTGGATACGACAAGTACGAACCAGAAGAAGCAGAGGACATTGAAGCAGAAGCAGCAGAGATTGCTCTTAAGCGTGCATTCACGGAAGACCAGCGCAACGCA